TCCATTTTCATCTTCTTCTTTACTTGCATTTTCTTTACAATATTCAGTGGTCAACAATACTTTTTCTATACAAGTAGTGATAGCTTCGCCTTTATTAAATTCATAACTTCTCGAAAATTCTCCTGGAGTTAGAGCCGCTGCATTTTTATCAACTAATCCAGGTGTTACTTCTTCACCTCCACAAGGGTCATCCTTAGCTTCTTGTCTTTGTGCATCAGCACCAGCATCTAATTCATCTGCTTGATAAGAACCATTCATTGACGGAGCATCTTGATTGCCGCCTTGTGATGAATCCTCAAGCAGTGCCGATAATCCAATTTCATTCATGCTAGATACATCTTCTGCAAAAGCCTGTAATGTTTCAAACAAAGAAGTAACAGGTTTTATTTGAATTAGTTTTGATGTAAGATTCTGAAGATTAAAATTTTCAGTTTGTGCTATTTCGTCAGCTGTCTCTTGTGTACCTCTTTGTTCTACAAATGTTTGTGCTGCATCTGGTTCTTCTGTTTGTTGCAGACCAGACTGTAAAAAGTTTTTTATAGAATCTTTGGATTTAGGAAAACATATAATAAACCTATCATATCCTGGAATAATCTCAGCATCTTCCATTTTTTCAATACGCTTGTTTAGTCCAGCTGCTAGTGATTTATCGCCATTTTGTAAAACGGTATGTGCTAGTGTTCCTGCTGAGTGTACTTGAGTATACAGTTTGTTCATATGATCAGCTAATCCTAACTCATTATATGCTACTCCGCTACATTCGTATCGTGTTCCTTGTCCAGATACCGTCATGTCTACATTAGTAATCATCATTGGCAAAAATATAGGTGCTATATCGCCTGACATAGAACCGCCGAAACTTTCAGCAAACCCAGAAAATTCAATTTTTAAGCAAAATGGTGCTGTAAAATAGTTGTCGTATCCTTTACCGTTATTTGCTTCCTTTGCACCAACAACTAACGATTGTATAAAGTTTCCCATAGAATAAGGTTCAGTAACAACAAAACTAAAAGTTGTTCCTAGTGTTGCTCCTGTTTTGGGATTAGGTGCTACTACACCATCATAAGTTAATTCGTCAATAAAATATTCTGCGTGTGGAGATAAACTATTACTTGATATTTCAGCTTCTGTTTGTACACGTTTTCCTAAATTGCCTCCTGTAGATTTTATAATATAATTTGAAAATCCTACACTTCTATATGTTTCCGGATTGTTGTATTCTTGGTTACTTAAAATACCTAATGTAATTTTATAATTATATGATGCAAATTCTCTAAGAGGGTTTGGTATGTTACTAGAACTAGCCCCTATCTTAGTTAAAGGATCTCTTATATCTATTCCAAGATTTTTTATAAACGAATCAAATGCATTTAGCTCTGATAAATTAGATACTAGTGTGCGTAATTCTTCAAATCTTCCACCTGAAGCATCAAATATTTCTCCAGCAGTCCTTTCTAATACTCTAATAGGATTGTCGAAAATTCCTAATTGAGGTCCTATGTTTCCTGATAGTACATTACTTAATGCATCCGAAGCATTAGCTAATCCTGATAACCCAGCCGCAGATGAAATATCAGACACTAAACCTAATGCACTACTAAGACCGGTGCCGCCAAGTGCTTTATTAGCTAAACTTCCGCCAAAGCCACTTATAGAATTAATTGCAGAGTTTGTACTAGCTTGCGTAAGTGCAGAGCTAAATGCTGAACTAGCTTGTGATCCACTAGACGCAGAATTAAATGCACTAGTAACAGTCTTCACTGCACTTACTGCACTAGCGGCATTTGATATTTTTTTAAAAAATGAAGCCATTAAGTTATACCTAAAGTTTCACGCAGATAAGTCCCTTGTGGCAAATAAATTTTTGTTCCTGCTACAAAATCAAAAACAGGATCTTTCAAAACATCTAAGTTTCTCTGTGCAAATACCCACCATAGTTCTTTACGGCCGTATAAATCATGTGCAAGTAAATCAGGACGAAATGTATAAGCAGGAAGTATTTCGTATAAAATATCATCTCCGGCTACAGGAATAGATCTTGGTTTGAGTATGTCAAGATATCCTGCACTGTTAATTGGAGTCTTACCATATGGACTAAGTTGCTTTGACATTATACAAATCCCTCTAGACCGTTAACAAAATCACCTTTAGTAAATTGTTGTAAATTAAATCTTGCTGTAGACCTTCTTGAGTATGTTGGCATTACTGTAACTGTAAACTGACTCTGCGTAGGTACCATATTTTTATGTCCATCTACAAAGCATTCCATATAATCAACATCTGCTGGCAAGTCAGTAGTAAAATTTTGTACTACTATAGGAATATTATTTAATACATGTGGACCGTATCCTGATAATCTACATATAGGTGGAGGATTACCTTGAGGATTACTATCTCCATAATACATTTTTGTTACTGCTCTTAAAAAATGTAAAACTGCTACCCAGTATTTTGCATCGTCTTGATTTTCAACAAAAAATTCACCAGTAATTGTAATATTATCTACTTGGCTATTTTCATAAGCATTGTAAGGATAATTAGAATGTGTAGGAGCAATCTGAGAATAATTTGCACTATGTCCTAATAGTATTGTTGGGTTAAAGGGGAATATCATTCTTCCAACTGAATCTCCACCAAAAAATAAAGGAGCTAAGATAGAGCCCGTTTGTAAATCATTAGGTACACTAATACCTACTCTCCAGTCATCTGTAGATGTATTTGAAATGTTATTAGAAAGTATAGCCCTAACTATGCCGCCGGCAACTGCTCCTGCTCCAGGGCCAACTCCTTGAGTAGCATTACCAAACATCCTTAGTGCTGAACCTAAATTACTAGCATCTCCAGTATTTAAAAAAGTGGATGCGGCGCTTACTACTCCTGCACCTGCACTTACTCTATCTGCGATATTAGCTACTTTACTAAGTTTGCTATTACCTAAGCCGCCTGTAAAGGCACCAATGGTTCTAACTGTAGTTGAAACATCATTAGCTGCCGACCTAACACTATTAGTGAGCTGATTGAATCCTTTAAGTAAACTCATTATTTTTAAATCTCCACTAGTATTTAGTTGACAAAGTTAACAGAGTAGTTTATAATAGTATATATACTATAAGCCTGGAGCCCACATGAGAAAAAAGAATTACCTAAACAACAAAGATATTTTAGCAGAAATACATAAATCTAAAAATACATTTAATAGCTATACAGATCCACAGCATGCTAACTATGATATTATATTACCTGATGTAGATAAGATTAATATTCGTACTATTGCAGAAGCTAAACGCAATAAAGCAAAAAAACTGAGTACGCTAGCTTATGAAACTAGAAAAATGGCAGGTGAAAAAGTAAAACAAGCTGAATGCGAAGTAAAGTATACAACTATTACCAAAGAAGAGCTTATTTTCCGAGTTATGACGTTTGACCACATACCTGACGAACCTGGACGCAAAAAAACTCCAAAAACAATAGCTGATACAAAGGAAAAGTTAAATTTTCCACCTTTTGTACATTACAAATTTGATGATGAAGGCAATTTACAAGTAGTCGGAAGAAGTCATTGGATTGGAGGCATGGAAAACGGACACTATTCTAAGTCACATGGCAAGGCTACAGATAATTTAGCTATGATGTGGATTAAATTATGTGAAAGATATGCCACAAGAGGCAATGTTCGTGGCTATACTTACAATGACGAAATGCGAGGTCAAGCTATTTTACAATTAACACAAATTGGATTGCAGTTTGACGAGTCAAAAAGTCAAAATCCATTTGCATATTATACTGCGGCTGTAACAAATTCATTCGTGCGTGTTATTAATATAGAAAAACGTAATCAAAACATAAGAGATGATATCTTAGAAATGAATGACCTTAATCCTAGCTATACTAGACAGCATGCAGGCGAATGGGAAGCTAGTGTTAAACGCAATGAAGATGCTTCAACTAGTGTATTCAACGATAAATCAACTTCAAAATAGAGGTTGACAGGCGTATAAAAATACTATATAATGTTACTATAGAATTGGAGTATACTGAATTTGTTTAAAAAAGCAGCAGTCTTTACTGACATTCACTTTGGCTTAAAAGGGAATAGTCGTGTACACAACGACGATTGTGAAGATTTTATTGATTGGTACATCCAAACTGCTAAAGATAATGGTTGTGAGACCGGAATCTTTTGTGGAGATTGGCATCATAATAGAAATTCATTAAATTTAACAACAATGGACGCAACTATTCGTTCAATGGAGAAATTAGGTTCAGCATTTGAACAATTTTTCTTCTTTGACGGCAATCACGACTTATATTACAAAGATAAACGTGATGTTAATAGTACAGCATTTGCAAAGCACATTCCAGGTATTACATTTTTAGATGAAATAACTGTAGTAGACGATGTTGCTATTGTCCCTTGGTTAGTAGGTGATGAATATAAGAAAATTGGTGATATTAAAGCAAAATATCTATTTGGACATTTTGAATTGCCTAGTTTTTATATGAATGCACTTGTAAGAATGCCAGATCATGGTGATCTTAAAGTAGAACATTTTAAACATCAGGACTATGTGTTCAGTGGACATTTCCACAAGCGTCAACATCAAGGAAAAATTAATTATATTGGAAATGCTTTTCCGCACAATTATGCAGATGCAGGTGATGATGCAAGAGGTATGATGATACTAGATAGAGAGAATAATCAAGAGCCTGAATATATTAATTGGCCTGATTGTCCAAAGTATCGTACCTATGGCCTAAGACAGCTATTAGAAAACACTGAAGAATTAATAAAACCTAAAATGTATCTGCGTGTAACTATTGATGTTCCAATATCATACGAAGAAGCAAGCTTTATTAAAGAAACATTTGTAAAAGATTACAATTGTAGAGAGTTAACACTAATTCCACAAAAGCAAATTGAAGAAATGTCAACAGATTTAGATATTTCAGCATTTGTTAGTGTAGATCAAATAGTAGCCGGTGAAATTGCAGAACTAGATACTGTAGATTTTGACAAAGTAACCCTTATGGACATTTATAACGGACTCGAATGATAAAAATTAAAGACCTAACAGTTAAAAACTTCATGAGTGTGGGTAATCAAACCCAGGCCGTAGACTTTGATCAGCAACAACTTACGCTTGTACTAGGTGAAAACTTAGATCAGGGTGGAGACGATAGTGGATCACGTAATGGTACAGGTAAAACTACTATTATTAATGCATTAAGCTATGCATTATACGGTTTAGCACTAACTAACATCAAACGTAACAACCTTATTAACAAAACTAACGGCAAAGGCATGGTAGTTACCCTGCAATTTGAAAAGAATGCTACAGCCTACCGTGTTGAGCGTGGTAGAGGTCCTAATTTCCTTAAATTCTATGTTAACGATCAAGAACAAGAACTAATTGACGAGTCGCAAGGCGATTCACGTAAAACACAAGAAACAATTAATGAATTACTAGGTATGAGTCATGATATGTTCAAACATATTGTAGCACTAAACACATATACCGAACCATTTTTAAGTATGCGTACTAATGATCAACGTGCTATCATTGAACAACTACTTGGTATTACTATATTAACTGAAAAATCTACCTCTCTTAAAGATAAAATTAAAGAAACTAAGGATTCTATTGTACAAGAGACACTAAAGATAGAAGCAATTGAAACGTCTAATGATAAAATTAAAGCAAGCATTGAACAACTAGCACAAAGACAACGTGCTTGGACTGCAAAGCATAGAAAAGACTGTGAAAATCTTAGCAATGCAATAGATGAGCTAGAACATTTAGATATTGAAACAGAACTAGAACTACACGAAAAATTAGCTAACTGGACTGAGCATAACAACACTATTTTGGCTCTTAAAAAAGAATTAAGCACACTTGAGCCAGCACTATTACGTGCTGACAAGTCTGTAGATAAGGCTACTAAAGATATCGCAGGATTAGATAATGCGATATGTTATGCATGCGATCAACCACTAGGTGAAGAGAAAAAACAAGAGATATTAGCTACAAAAACTAAAGAATTAGAAGATGCTACAGCATATCAACTAGAAATTAGTACTAAATGCACCGACGTTGTTACTGCACTAGACGAAATAGGTGACATTAATGGAAAACCTACTACATTTTATGATACTGCTAAAGAAGCATATGAACATAGAAGCAATGTAGAGAACTTAAAGAGTAGTTTAGCTAGGACTGAATCTGAAGATGACCCATATGAGATACAAATTAATGATTTAAATGAAACAGCTATACAAGAAGTTAATTGGAATGCTGTTAACGACCTAGTTAGCTACAAAGATCACCAAGAGTTCTTAATGAAGTTACTAACGAATAAAGATAGTTTTATTCGTAAGAAGATTATCGATCAAAACTTAGCATATCTAAACAATAGACTTACATATTATTTAGATAAGATTGGATTGCCACACCAAGTCGTATTCCAAAACGACTTAACTGTTGAAATTACACAGCTAGGACAAGATTTAGACTTTGATAACTTGAGTAGAGGTGAGCGTAACAGGCTTATACTTGGGTTGAGCTTTGCATTTAGAGATGTTTGGGAAAGTTTATATCAAAATATTAATTTATTGTTCATTGACGAGCTTATTGATAGCGGTATGGACACAGCTGGTGTAGAAAATTCACTAGCAGTACTAAAAAAGATGGGTAGAGAGCGTGAAAAGAACATTTATCTTATCTCACACAAAGACGAACTAATAGGAAGAGTAAATCATGTGCTTAGAGTTGTAAAAGAAAACGGATATACAAGCTATGCAAATGATTTAGACGTAATAGAATGACCGAACATATTGATGACGTACATGACAAGCTAGTAAAAGCGTATTTGGAATACTTTTCTGAAAATGAAAAGTTTGAATCACGTAACTCTGTTCGTACTCATCGTTCTGTAAGAAAGGCACTACGTGATATTAGGGCATTTGCTAAAATGAGAGCAGATGAAATACATCATAAACATCAAACTACCCGTGTAACTCACAAAGGCGAGGAAAAAAATTAGGCATCGGTAAGTACTTTGATGCAGTGGACATACAAAGGTAAAAAAATTGACCAAATACCAGAAGAGTATGAAGGATTTGTTTATCTTATTACTAATACCACTAATAATCAAAAGTATGTAGGCAAAAAACTAGCAAAATTCAAAACAACAAAGCCACCACTTAAAGGCAAAAAAAATAAAAGACGTGGATACAAAGAAAGCGACTGGAAAGACTACTGGGGTAGCTCAGATAGACTTAACGCAGACGTAAATGAATTAGGCGCAGAGAAATTTACAAGAGAAATACTTTATCTTTGTAAAGGCAGGGGCGAAATGTCCTACATAGAGGCAAGAGAACAATTTGATAGACGTGTACTTGAAACAGATGAATACTATAATGGTATTATTAATGTAAGAGTAGGCGGATCAGACAAGCTCAAGCAGGCACTTCTAGAACATCACCTTCAGGCAAAACAATCTAACACATAAGGTTAGCGGGCCAGTTTAATATACCGCTGTGGAAAACCCTATGGAGACATAGGACACGTACATGCTGAGTTGCGTTTGGTAATAAAACGTGGAGTTGTCATAGATTGACTGTTAGCAATCGAAAAACACAACACAGTTCATAAAAACTCTTTAGCAATAGGAACGAAGCGAGAGGTAATGTTATATAAACTGCACATTAACCTAGTTAATGTAC